CATCAACTCGCTTTATAAGTAAAAAACGCTCCTCGTTAAGAGAAGTTTTTATAGCTTTAACTCTATAGTCAGCACTATCAGGTATAACGTGTTTGTCACTATCGAATTGAGGCTGTGACTTATGCCAAATAAGAGTCTGTTCATCAAAAGGCAACTCTCCCTTGTTAGCAGAAATTATAGCGTTGTAATCACCTGTGTTAAGTCCGTATTCTGCCATCCTTGTTTCACCTGTGTTGAAACTGATGTTAGCTTTGAACTGTACAGGATCTGTGTAGCCACTCTCTTTCGAGTCAATGACTTCAACAACCTCTCCGTCTATTTCCTGTGTCAGAATGTTTCCCTCTGAATCTTTGGCATAGACAATGATCTCACGCTCATAATTCGCATAATACATAGATTGTTTGTTTTGATTTAACTGTCTCATTTATTCAACCTCTGGTAAACCTGTGACAATGGAAGTAAGCACCGACAAGATACCTGCAACGATACTAGCACTAACAACCACTTTCCAATCTATCTCCGAAACAAGTTTCCCTGTTCCTATTGTGGCGATAGCTGTCTGACATATAGTCTTGATTGCACGAATAGCTGTTGCCTGCCAAAATTTCTTATTCTTAATATCACTCAGCATCTGGTCTAGTCTCCTTTCCTTCCATCTTATCAATCCTATGATGTGCCGATTTAACGGATTGCTCGACCTTTGCAAACTTAATATCGAGTTCATTGACCTTTCGCTTAGTCTCTGACATTTCGTATTTAATGTCCTTAACATCGCCTGATATATCATCCAACTTGATATTTAATGTTGTGTCTCTAGCAACTCGTTCTTCTATTTCTTTTACGTCACTTCTTCGATTGCTTTTAAGTCCAAAATAGATAGCAAAAGCAACCGAAACTATAGAAACCAATATCGTAACTTCGATTGTCATTTGCGTTCCTCATTTCTTTAATAATGCTTACAACCCACCACCAAGTAAAGTAAGCACCCATCTAGCAAGCAATAACGGAGGAAATCACCCACTAGGCACAACTACTTATATTATTGATTCCGCAAAACTTACGATACCTAAGAAACATTCACGTCTGGACTTCCAATGGCGATTAGTTCCATTCTCGTTATGAGTAAGTTCGCCCTCTGCTCCGTTCTGTAGGTAATCGTACATCGTCAAATCTTTTATATTATCGTAGTAATTGTCAAGGTAATCTGCGATCATTCCAACTGTATAGTAAGCAGGGAAATTAATTACTCGCTTGATTGCCCTGATAGCACTATTGAGTTTAGAAATGAGTTTCTGATACTCGACATCCTCCGTGTCATTATTTATACCGAGTTCTGTGCATAACTCGTTAATGAGTTGTGTTATTAGTTCCTCATTCATTCTCTAGTACCTCATTTATTTTCTCTTGCTTGACTTTGCCTTTGGCTGTGGCTTTGGTTCTTCCTTAACAGGCTCTGCTTCAACCTTTGGCTCTGCCTTCTTTGGTGTACCACCCACAGGTACTTCCGTACCTGGTGGGTAATACTTACCATCGTGCTTTACTGTATATTCAAATACCATAAAACCACCTCATTATTTAACCTTGATAACATAAGTGCTATCCATATTCTCGTAAGATGGAAGTACAATCTCGCTTGCTGTTGTAACAAACTTATATACTCCACTTCTGATCTCAGGCTCTGTAGTAATTGCAATACCACCGCCATAGATAGCTGTCTGTGCATTTGTTACCTGTCCAACACTTCTCTCAGCAGGTGTAGTACCATACCAAGTCTTTCCAAGAGTTCCCTCTGGAAGAAGTGTAACCTGATTGTCAGGATAGAACTTCTGCTGTGTTCCTGCGGCATCTGTGTAAACCTTATCGTAAACAACAACCTCAACTCCGAGTGTATCTCTAAGAATTGTTGTAACAACAGCATCTGTCATAAAGATTGTACCTGCTGCATTTGTTGTAAGTGCAAGGCTCTTAACCTGGTCTGACTTTCTAAGATAACCAAAAGTTACTGAGTTCATCAGTACATAAGAAATCTTAACACCCTTGTTAGCCTGTGCAATTATAGCTGCCTGAAGGTCATCAATAGGTGTAGCTGTTGAAGGGTTATCCCAAGTTGATGTTCCTGTAATTGCTGTGTAGTTATTTGAAGCATAAGCTCCGTCAGGATCATAGTTATAAGCGTATGTAACACCGTCAGCCTGAATACCGATAGATGGATGTCCACCTGCTGCGGCAAGAAGCTGCATTCTCATAACCTCACCAACAACCTCTGCTGATGCAACAAGATTATTAGTATCGTCATATACGTTTCTAAGTGCAGCGGCAAGGTATGGATCACTAGAATCCTCTGCTCTGCCAATCTCGATAAGGTCACGCTCTGTAACC